TCAAAAAGACACAAATTTTCGAAGCATTTAATAAACACAATTAATACTCACATAAGGTTAACATGTGCAGGGCGAGCATAAAGACTAATACTTTTGCAATCATCCTGTCAGCGCTGTTAAAACTCAACTGTAAAATCCGCGATTAATATTCGCGGTTTATATAAGTTCAATTATCAGCATGAACTGGCGTCAGTTCTGGATGTCTGTTTTAAGTTTGTTTTTTCATTGGCTGATCAGAAGAGTTAGTCACTCATATCAAATGACCAGACCACATGAGTGCTTCCGCTCAACAAAAGTTCACGTTTGAAAAGTGAAATCATTTTGTTTAATAAGGGCTAGCTCTATCCTGGCCATTTTGTCTCTTAGTCACTTAAGAAATATCGTAGGCGTTAACAGTCTATGAGTCAGCTTGTTTGCGCTTCAATTACTGGAAAAACTAGATATTTGGTGGATTAAAATAGGCATGCATTGATATCTTATTTCACAGCAAAAGTGTGGAATACTATAAAGTATTGTTGAGAAAAATATCACTAATCAATAATGATCGGTAGAAACAATAAATATGTTCGGAATGTTCAATAAACGCAATCAATAATCACCTAAGGTCTCCATGTACCAGAATAATTATAACTCTTATCAAGTGACCCGACCTTGTAAATTGTATGTGACCAGTCTTCCCAATTAAGTGCTTTCAGTAGAAATTTAATGAATATTGGAAGGTATGAATAATTAAAGGCGACAATTTTCTTAGATTATAACATTAATTATTGCGTGGAAGTAAAACAACCAAAAATTCTTTCAAAATTTTATTTAACTTTCAATTCATGTGTTGATAAGTAACTATCAATACAAAACACTTAAAATTTTTGAAGTTACAAAACTATATAGTGTTTACACTAAAGCTAATTGAGAAAATAAAAATTATTGAATTAAATTGTATTCTATAACTTATTGCTTATATACCATCCCGAGAAAAAATTTTTCTATATAATCATATATAATTGTATATAATCATATATGATTATATAGGGAATCACATATATAATTATATAAAATTATATATAACCATATATAATTATATATAATTATACATGATTATATATGGAATTGTATATGAGGTTATATATAATCATATATAATTATATATGACTATATATGGAGCAATATACAGTCAAGCAAGATTATATATTGTTTCATATATAATTATATATAAGTATATATAATCATACATGATTATATATGGAATTGTATATGAGGTTATATATAATCATATATAATTAGATATGACTATATATGAAGCAATATACAGCCATGCAGAATTATATATTGTTCCATATATAATTATATATAAATATATATAATTATATATAATCATACATGATTATATATGGAATTGTATATGAGGTTATATATAATCATATATAATTATACATAACTATATATGGAGCTATACACAGCCATGCAAGATTATATATAATCATACATGATTATATATGGAACTGTATATGAGGTCATATATAATCATATATAATTATATATGACTATATATGGAGCAATATACAGCCATGCAAGATTATACATAGTCCCATATCTAATTATATATAAGTATATATAATTATATATGATTATATTTGGCCATTTTTCATATATAATCATATATAACCAATTTATATATAAATATATATAATTATATATAAATATTTTTTCTCGGGCAATGATTTAAAATAAACATATCATTTATTGTCTGAAACACAATGACATATTATAGTTATTTATCGTTACACCAGCAAGTCTTACAGAACATCATACTCAATTCCCCTAAACTTAAAGATATTGTCAGTGTGAACATGAGAGTTTGTTCTCCTTTAGCATCTCGTTCCATGTTCCCTAAAAACCATATTTTCACCGCTAAAATGGTTATCATAATCACATAATAAAGATCCGTTAACTTCGTGAATTTGACGATTTCCCCAAAAGATGCAACTTTCCCGCGAGATATATTGTCTAGTTTTATCAGTAACGTTGTTAGGATTTCCGGTCCCAAATCCAACGCGGTTGTAAATTGGTAGGTCTTCAGAATATTCGTTGCGAATCTGCTGTATATCGACTGCTGTCAAGTTATAATGGTGGTCATTTCCAGTAAACTTGTTTAATACTTCTATGATGGAAGATCCCAGCACTTTGTAACTTAAATTATCACCCACATAGTAGTTCTCGTGTACAGAAATAGTACCTCCGAGAGCTTCATAGGTTGAACTGTCGCCAACAAATAGGTTAGACATTAAATTTATCTTCTCTGCAATTATGCGTATAGCGTAGTTGTTTCCAACAAACGCGTTTCTATAAAGCTTGACGTGATTGGCAATTATGTAGAGAGTTTTTCCTTCCACCGGAATTATACTGTCTTCTATTGTTATACTTTTTGCTTGCAGCTTACTAGAGTTTTCCATATTCAAAATTTTTCGTTTCTCTATAAATGTCCCTTCATGAATTATATTAGGGTAATTTAAAATCTCGATCACTCCTTGAGAAGGATAACTTGGTACTGTCGGCTTCGTCATCGTCGTCGGTATCGTCGTTGACGTTGAAGTCGGCGTCGACGTCGCCATATGATCCGATTGCTTTACTGGAAAAAAAAATTTTGATAAATTAAAATATCCAGAAATATTTAACAATTGATATTTAACATCTCTTAAAACAATTTTCTCACATAGCTTGATGTGTCTGATTATGGTTCAGACCATGATATTTTTAAAAAATTAACTGATCGATAATGATCATTAAAAACAATAAATATTTTCAAAGCTTTAAATAAACACAATTAATACTCACTCATTGTTGCGCACGTCGCCATGTGCACAGCGAGCACGAAGACTAGTAATTTTGCGAACATCTTGTCAGAGCTGCTGGAATACAACTGTGAATTTCGCAATTCTTGTTCGGTTTTTATAGGATCGGCTGCCAACATGGACGAACGTCAATTCTAGAGTCAACGTCGAATTCTCGGAATGTCTATTATTAGGTTGTTTTTAAAATGGCTGACCGGAATAATTAAATCCTCTTATCAAGTGACCTGACCACGTCAGTTCCACGTGACTGGAATTCCCAATTGAATGCTTTTGGTAGGTATTTAAAAAATATTGTAGGTATCAAATGTCGACGAGTCAACTTGTTTGTTTCAATCAACAAATTGGTGGATGGAATATTCCTGTTACCAATCCTGGCATATCGTCGTAGCAACATCATTCAAAATCATGCATAGCGTAATATGGATGTCATTATTAATACAGACGAAAGCCAATGGAACTCCCGGAAAGCCAATGACTGGAATTTACCGCATTGTTTTCTCTTATCTAATCGATGCGCCTCTATAGATAGTTGGTACTTGCTATGACTCGAGAACTCACTACCCATCAATTGTATGGCATCTCTCCAAAATTCGGAAGGCTCATCCTCAAATCAAAAGCATTGATTATCGGAAAGGTTTCTTTCCTAGATTTAGTAGACTCCGTATTTTATATAGACACTACTATTTTCAGCGGAACACTATTTATTCCAAGACATTTAACCGTTGGGCTCCGTTCACTCGAACACTGAGGTTCTTAGTATTATAGCAACTGATGGGTAACTAATTTCCATAAGGTTAAGTTTTTAGGGTGTGATTTTTAGTGGTGTATTAATTTTTGGTAATGAGTGAATAGTTGATGACCTAAGATTAAATAAATGTGAGTTTCTTATAGCTTTTTGAATAATGAATTGAAATAACGATCAGATATTCTAAAATAGAACTTTTCGGTATATTGAACAGTCACACTTATATTATATCTAGACTGGTGAATCTAGAGACTTCTACTGAGATAAAAGGATTTTAGATGTGGGTAGATCCACAAGTCCCATTTTCCTTATTTATATTGTTCGCTGCTTATCTCGTTAATTGGCATTGTTTTAGAACTGTTTTCCTGTTTTGCGCCACAATAATAGTAATGATATTACTTATTCGAATAAAAATAAGTTTATTATGTATTGTTATCATTTGGTTAATTTGTACAACTCGCCGTTATATGACAGATATCATTAGGTATTGACCGAATTGACATTAAACGTTAAACCAATTCTTATAAATTGGGGATATGGAAATTTTCTATTCAATTGTTATATATTTTCATTATTTTTGTCATACATGACGTTGATACGACGCTTTTATCCCTTACTTACTATAACACCTCTCGATTCTTTATAAAGAAAATTTTTAACTAATCGAGGAATAATTAAAGGCGACAATTTTCTTGGATTTAAACATCATTTTTTTCTGTGGAAGTAAAACAACAAAAAATTCTTTCAAAATTTTATTTAACTTCTAGGAAAAAAACTATACAGTATCAAGACTAAATCTTATTGAGAAAATGAGAATTCTTGAATTAAATTGTATTCTATAACTTATAGCCTAAATCACAATAACTAATAATGAAATTGCAATTTACTTTGGCTTGCTTACTTATATCTATTTATTATTACACTAATTAGTTATACTGACTAATCTTCTTCACTTTCTTCACTCCGTGATTGGCATCCCCATTATAGTTTTTATTTCCGTCGGATTTAATTCCAGTTTCCATTTGTTTAACATCTACATACTCAAAATTGTTCTTTTCTTCAGTGACAATATTTCCGGTAAGATAGTGTGCTTTTGATAAGCTCCCTGGAAGATGCAACTGTCCCGCTTAACGGAATATTCATAAAGTATGAATTACTGTTATAATATACAATTTAGGAAAACAAAGTACCGTAGAATTAAATAAAATTTTGCAACCTCAAAATACCGTTCTGCTTACAGTAAACACAGTCGGTAGTCTGGCGCTCCGTTGACAACGGATTTGAACGGAACTTGGCGCCAGATTCTACCGAATCTGTGGAAATAGCCTAGTTTTTTCTTTTTAATGAATTTTGATAGAAAATTACAATAACAAAATAATTTTTCCGATTTCTTTTTCAACTGCATGCACATATGACACTAAAAATAGGTGCCAATAAT